CTTGTCCCTTATGTATGGAACGTGATGGAAGGGTATTTCAAAAAGGTAATCTTCCTATGGACCATCCAAATGGAATGTGTACAATAGAGCCTGTTGTGGTAGATGATATGATTGACCAGCTTGCAGATTGGTTTAATAGCCCTGATGGGACATATCCCGAGATTGATGAATTTGCTAAGGACTTTGGATGGGTTCAGGAAACAAATATTTTGAAGAAAAAAGCAACTTCGACTGCTACAAAACATCAAACTGTAAATGGTACAGATATATCGATGTCTTGGCGAAGAAGAGCAGATAAATTTGACTTTGAAATTGATGATATTGTTGATGCTCAAGGTTTTAATGGTCTTCCAAATGTTGTTTCACCTGATGAATTTGAAGAAGCTGTTAAAAAATCCAATTTTATTGCGCAAAGAACATATTCCGCGCCAGATCAAGATACACTTGATGCATATCGAGATCAGCTTTATAATGGCAAATGGTATATTGATTGTTCTATTGGAGGCTCTTCATATGGAAGAGGGATGTACGGTTCGTATAATCTTGGTACTGAAGTCACAGAACAAATGCGTGAAGATATGATTACATATGGTGCTGCATCAAAGTTTGCCTATATAGAGACATTCACGCTATCAGAGGATGCAAAAATAATTACTTCGTCTGAATTGACTAAACTTAGCGAAGAATTCTCGTCTAAAGTTATGGATGAGTTCAAAAAACGTGGTGGTTGGACCAATGAGGCTGCTGCTGAATGGGCTGATGAGCGACTTTCACTTAGGAATGACTATGGAGCTTTTGCTGCATCTTTAGGATATGATGCCATACTTGTTGATAATGGAATGGACAGTTATTGTGTAATTTTAAACCGTACAAAAGTTATTTTTAAAAAGGGAGGGGGATAAATTATGATTGAATTTGTGAGAAATAAAGAAACAGGTATTCTTGAGGTTTGGAAAAATGGAATCAAGATTGGAATTATTACAACGATGGGTGATAAGATTCGAGAGGTTCATCAGAATGAAAAGAAAAAGAAAGAATTGAAATATTTTCTTGAAGATGGAAAAGAATATCCATTGAAAGTGAAAGATGGAAAATTGATTCTTCCTGAAATACGAAAACACGATTATTCTTGATTAGTGATTAAAAATCATGGTGGTGATGCAATGGGTGTAACTAGGTTTTGGATATATTTAAAATAAGTTCGAAAATAATTCAAAATAATTCAAATATTTTTTAAAAATATTTTTCAAAAAGTATGTACAAATCAGAAAAAATATGGTATAATATATATGCAAGAGTTGTAATAACTAAAACAAAATAAGGAGGAGCTTTTGGTGAGTAAAATCAATCAAGAGCGAAAACCCTTGATAGTTGAATGTGAAGATTGCAAACAGGAGTTTGAGATTGCTTCAGATGAAGTTATGCATTCAGCAACCTGTAAGAAAGAATTCAACGTAAATGGGCAATCAATATTCCTTACATATTATGATTGTCCAAGTTGTGGTAGACGCCATTATGTTCAAATTGATGACAAGGCATCTCTAAATAAATCGAAAGAAGTTTCTCGTCAATTTGCCAAGCTGTCCGCTGCAAAAAGAAAGGGCAAAGAAATCCCACAAAAACAATCGGTAAAATTTAAGAAAGCTCGACAGTACTTGGCTGACTATAGGATGAATCTTATGAAACAATATGCTGGTAGGTTAATTTACGATAATGAAACGAATTCTGACTTTGTATTGAGGTTTTCAGTATAAGTCAGAAAATGACAAGGACTGAAAATCATAAAGTAATGAAGTAGGAGGAAAATCAAAATGGTTGATGAAATCAAGAACAACCTTATTGATGAGGAAATTGAAGAGAACGAGAATGCTAAAGACCAGGACAACAACAAGGATAATTCTGGAAAGCCTGATAAAGACGACAAATCTGATAAAGATAAAAGTGGAGACGATAAAAACGAGTCTAGTAAGACTTTTACCCAAGAACAAGTAGATAAGATGCTGGCTCGTGAAAAGAATCAAGGCCGTAGCGATGCTTTTAAGGAATTAGGTATTGACCCTAAGGATTCTAAAATGATTGCAATGGTTAAGGCATTTATCGAAAGTCAGAAGACTGATGAGCAGAAGGCTGCCGAAAAGGATGCTGAAACTCAAACAAAGATGAACGAAGCCGAACGGAGAGCTCAGATTGCAGAAGCTAAAGCCGAAGCAATGATGCAGGGTGTAAAAACCCAGTATGTGGAAGACGCGGTTACTCTTGCACTTGCAAAGATGACTGAAGATTCCGACTTAAAGACCATTATTGGTGAGTTTAAGACTAAGTACCCTGTTTGGTTCGGTGAATCCGAAGACGATGACAAAGGTGAAAAGGACAAAGGAAAAGGCAAGACTGGTCAGAGAGGAACTGGCTCTTCTATTAAAGTTTCCAAGGAAGACAAGGGTAAAGGAGAAAAAGGTATCGGCGCTCGCCTTGCTGCACAGCGTCGCAGCGCTAATAAAAAGTTTAGTTACTGGGGCAATAACAAATAAACGAAACAATAATACAGATAATATGGAGGTATATAAGAATGCTTAATCGTAGTGGTATTTCTAAGACTACTTTGACTGCAACTAAGCAGATTCTTGCAAATGTTGAGCTTCAGAGCTCAGTTGGTTGTATCGTTCCTCAAACTCTTGGTGTTACTGTAGGTAACAAGAAAATCGTAAAGGCAGGTACCCCTATCAGAATTGACTTGATGAATCTTCAGACTGTAGCTGTCGGAGCTGATAATAATACGCCAATGAATGCAGTTGTTCTGCATGACGTTGATGTAACTGACGGTAATGCCAATGGTACTGCTTTGATTTTTGGTTTTGTAAATTTGAATCGTGTGGATTCTGATGTTGCTGCTGCAATCGCTACTGCAGTCACAGCTAATGGTGCTTCACAAATGATTACGTTTATGAGAGCATAAATAAAGGAGGATGAAAGAGATGACTATTTTCGATTTGATGCAGAGTTCTGAACTCGTTGCATATTGGGAAGAACTTACTCAAGATGAAGCTCCTTATCCCTGTGAAGAGCTGTTCCCCAATGATAAGAAGCGTGGTCTTTCCCTCCAGTGGATAAAGGGTAGCAAAGGTCTCCCTGTCGTACTTAAGACTTCTGCTTTTGATGCACATGCTATTCCTCGTGCACGTATTGGCTTTGATAAACTCACTGCAGAAATGCCTTACTTTAAGGAATCTACTTATATCGATGAAGAGCTTCGTCAGGAACTCAATCTTGTTCTTGAGACTGGCAACCAAGCCTACATTGATTCTGTTATGAACAAGATTTTTGACGATGAAACTCGTTTGCTCCGTGGTGCTGCTGCTGCTCGTGAGAGAATGCGTATGATGGCACTCACTGCTGGTGTTATCTCTATGACTGCAAACGGTCAGAATTTTACCTTTGACTATGGTGTAACTCATAAAGGTAACGCTGCTGTATCTTGGTCTAACCATGCCAACTCTGACCCTATCGAGGACATCAGAGTTGCTAAGGAAATAATTCAAGATGATACCGGTGCTGTTATTACTCGTGCTATGTGTGATGGCAAGACTTGGAGAGACCTCCGCAACAATGAAAAGATTAAGAAGGCAATCTTTGTTCTTACTAACGGTGCTGGCGCTGTTTCTGATAGGTTGCTTCGTCAGTACCTTATGGACGAACTTGAAATCGACGTTGTTGTTAACGATAAGCGTTACAAGGATGAGAACGGGCAAACTGCTAAGTTCATGCCTGAGAATACTTTTGTTATGTTCCCCGACGGTGAACTTGGTAAGACTTGGTTTGGTACCACTCCCGCTGAATCTGACCTCATGTCCGGTTCTGTTGCAAATGTATCTATCACTGATACTGGTGTTGCCGTTACTACTGTTCAGAAAGCCGACCCCGTTCAGGTTGAGACTATCGTTTCTATGATTTGTCTGCCTTCCTTCGAAGCTGCTGACCAGGTTTACATTCTGGATACTAATGCAAATTAAGCAGTTCAAATAAAGGAGGGCTAAACCGTGGTTAAGATTACTAATGGTATAAATGTATTTGAAGTGACTCGCGGTGCTTTTGACGGGATTTTTTCTCGTCAAGGGTACAGACTGGTTGATGAAAAGGCTGAAGCTAAAACCTCTGAAGCGCCTGCTGCTTTTGAAAAATCTGAGGATGAGCTTTTTGTGGAAGAGGTTCTAGAAAAGCCCATTTCTCAGTGGAATAAGGAAGAGGTAAAGCGTTTTGCAGCTATCAAAGAGATTGACATCTCCGGCACTAAGAACGTCAACGAAGCCAAAGAGATTATCAAGTCTTTCATTGACAATGAGTAAGGGGTGAGCCTATGACGGATATTGAAAGAATCAAGATTGAAAGAATCAAGAAGGAAATACGAGAGGCTCAGTCGCCTTATTTTGAAGAGGATGACTTCCAGTATTACCTCGACAAGAACAATGGTGACGTAAATGCTACTATTTATGAGATGCTAATCATTAAATCTGAAGATTCTACAATATCTGTCAGCGGTTTGTCCACACAAGATACTTCAGCTTATTTTAAGCGATTAGCATCTCGTTTTAAACCATTTAATTCAGGTGTCCTCAAAGAATAGGAGGCGCCAAGATGATAAATACTCGATTTGAAGCATACAAAATCAAAAGAGAGCTAAAAAGGAGCGGTATCGATTACGAGTTCAAGAGGCTTGTCGTGAATGACTTTGGAGAACCGGTTGGCGAGCCTATTGTGATTGGTACAATTCGAGGATTGTATCACGAGCAAAATGGCAGTATCCAAATCACAACTGGAGACACAACTCAGGTTCGTACAAAGAAAATTCCGATGATTTTGTGCTTGTATGAAGATACCGCTCGCTTAGCTTTACAAGCCGGTGACACTGTTACAATCAATGCTAAGACATTCAAAGTCACAGGTGTTGTGAACATCCAAGAGTGGAATATCATCTCTGATATTTCGTTGGAGGTGGTTGACAGTGGCATTCCGGCTTAATTACAATGAAAGTACATTGAAGAAAAATCTTGACAAGATGTCCGAAAAGCTTGGTGCAGTTATTTTGATGTACGCTTCAACTAAAGCGAGTGAGCTGGAAGCGAAGATGAAAATAAATCGCCCTTGGACTGATAGAACTGGCATGGCAAAAGCTTTGCTGAGAGCGAAAGTATCGCAACCAAGCCCGACTATAGTTCGTATTACACTTGCTCATGGCGTAAGCTATGGCATTTGGCTTGAACTTGCACACGGAAAGAACTATGCGATTATTGCTCCAACAATTAGAGAGGAAGGCCCAAGAGTTATAAGCGACCTTGACAATCTTATGAGTAAACTAAAACTGTGAGGCGACAAGTATGATTGGTGCAAGTTTTCAATATGCTGACTCAAGGTGGCAAGACATATTTAAGCATTTGAAGAAAGCAGGATTTGATGTTTATTCTCCAGGCACAAAAGTTGGTGAATGTACCAAAGAATACATTGTTGTGAAGAATGACGGTTCGTTTAAACATCCAACGGTAAGTTCGGATAGCGACCTGTATGCAGTAATGTGTTATGTGCCGAAAGATAATTACAGTAGACTTGAGCCAATGGTTCAAGAAGTCAAGAGGGCTATGAAAGAGTTAGAACCTATGATTATGCCATATGGCAGTCAAACTCCGAGTTTTTATGATGATAGTTATAAAGCTCATATGATTAGCATTGAATATATCAATTATAAGAAATGTTTATAAGGAGGTCTCACTATGCCTGTTAAAAAGTCTAAGGCTATGATTGCCACAATAGACTGTGCGCTGGTTACTATTGAAGTAACCGAAAATGGGGTAACAACCGAGTTTGGGTTTGATACATCCAATAAAGTTCAGGTTGAGCCTCAGATTGAAGAACAGGAAGCAGTTAAGCTTATTATAAAAGGTGTACTTAGGGCTCAGAAGCCTGCTGAGACTACTATTACCGGTCATCAGATAACGCTGATTGATAATGTGTTCAATCCAGAGCTTGTTCAGATACTACAAGGCGGCACAATACTTTACGATGAGGAAGACGAAGACAATGTTGTTGGTTACATTCCTCCGGTTGCAGGTTCCAAGGAAAAAGGAAAGGTGTTCAAACTGAACATATATTCCGCTCAGTACGATGTAAGTGGTCAAATTGTACGATATGAGAAAACCTCATATCCGAACTGTGTTGGCACTCCGGTTGCTTTCAGTGTAGAAGATGGTGTGTTCAGAGTTTCTGAATATATAATTAATTCTGCACCCGGCACAGGTGAGGCCCCTTACGAAATTTCTTACGTTAACGAGCTTCCCACACTTGTAGATACACTTGTAGATTAAATAATTTTTAAGGGGGAGTAAAATGAAAGAAAAAATCATAAATTCCGATGAGCAACTCAGTATTACTTCTTTAGATGATTTACAGTCATATTCAAAAGGTACTTTGGTGAGATTTCCCGATTTTGCCGAAGGCCAGCCGCTGGTTGCGAGGGTTAGACGGCCTTCAATGTTGATGCTTGCTAAAGAGGGTAAGATTCCGAATCAGCTCCTTAAAATCGCAAGTGATTTATTCTCAAAAGGTGGAAGCGGTATTGACACAGATAAATACAATG